TATCAGAGGGATCAGTGTCCTGCAGAGTCCACCGAGTATCATCGCTGCTGTGAAAAACCTGCGTGCCGTTCCACTCCGAGGTGTACCCACAGGCCCCATAATACAGCGGGGCATACCCCTGACCGGCATCATCGCTATCCCGCAGCAGAGGGACATCCAGTGGGAAGAACCGGGTCAAAGAAGTCGGCACCACGATAGGATTAGAGAAGCCACCTCCATCGGTATCACCGCCCGCCGTCGAGGTGTACGCAGAACCCTGCGTGACGACGCCCCGCATCTCTACAGACCAGTTGGCGCCGATGTTGACGTCACCAAGCCGCATCGTGTTCTGGGTGCCATCCTGCAGCGTCAACGTGACGACGTCGGTGGGATCATAGATCATGTATTCCCAGGACGTCACGGACTCCAGTGAGACCCGCTCCAGCCAAGACGAATACAGCAGCACTTCGCTCAGCGCCTTCATCTCCCCCGGGGTCGCCGCCAGGGGCAGAGACAGTGTCGTCACCGCATTTGAATAGTTTGTCCGCGTCGCTGTGGCCAACGGTCGCTTCGAGTACTGCGTAGATGCCTGGTAGTTACGACTGAGGTCTTTGAACGCGATGGACATGGTGGACGGGATATCCACCTCTTGCGTGCGGGTCTCTTTCACGAGGAGGTTCTTCGACGCCTCCGTGTAGCCAAGTGACTCCGTGGGGATGCTGACCTTGCTAGCACCGCCGCGCACCACGAACTTCAACGTGTTATCGCTCTCGCAGACGTCCCACAAGCCGGTGTGGGACAGCGGCGTAAAGACGTCCTTCGGTGTCATCTGCTGGTTGACGACGTACCCATGCAGCGGAATCGCCTCCAGAGCCGCGGTGTCATGCGGCGGGTTATCCACCATCTTGAGGACGTCATTGACAACTTGTGCATGCGAGGAGTCCCCGACACCGATGCCGGATTCCGCGAACCCCACTGGGATGAATCCCCACCCATCAAAGGCGCCGTTGAGCTTGCCATTCATAAGAATAACACCGACATCATCCAAGTACGCCTGGAACTCCGCACGAATAAAGCTCCACTCACCAGAAGCCGTTGACCCCGATGCCGTGTTGATAGTGTAGACGAGGTGGTGGTTGCCAACGCAGAAGTAGACGCCCGATGTGATCGCCGCGACCCCCTGCCCGCGCTGGTAATCGTTATACCCGATCACCCAGTTGGTCTGTGCAAGCCACAACACTTCACCAGTTGTCGTGTCCACCTTGACGATACCGAATTCGCTGTGCCCCGCCGGCGGACTGGCATCGCTATCTCGCAGTGACAGTATGATGTTGCCGTCCGTGGCGTCGTATGTTGGCGCCCCGATGTCGCCGTAGTCCGACCAAGCGCTATCGCACATATGCGGGGTGATCGGCACACCAATAGTGGTAAGCGTGTAGCTGACGGCGCCGCTAGACGTCACGGTGACATCGAGCGCCTGCAAGTTAAAGGCCGCCCCTGAGTTCGCAGTAACAACAAACGTCCGGAACTTGCTTGCCGATACCGAAGGCCCACTCACGATCCTAATATCACGCCCGGTGTAGGAGGGGATTGGAACGGTGGCAACAATAGCCATGTCGGACGACCGAAGCACCTTGATGGAGCTGTCAGAGTTGCATACGATCAGGATGAAGGCCTTATACGCAGCGGTGCCAACTGCCCACCGCACTGGATGCGATATGGAGTTGACAGGGCTGGCGGCAACAATCTTCATCGCATCAGGATCAATGCGGACTAGGCGGCTATTGTTATTGACGTACGCGATGAGGTAGCCGTCTGTAGTAACAAAGAATCCATCGATGTCATCAAGGTTGCCGACATCAGCAAAACTGCCAACAACATTGGCCCAGGGAAACGGCGTTGACGGATGCGGGTCTTTTCCTGCAACCATGGTCGCCGGAACCTTATAGATCACGGCGTCACTACCGAGATGAGCGAAGTACACCATCTTGCGCTTCAAGTCATACGCCGCGCTATCCTGCGTGGGTCCGCCGCTTGCAAACGAGATACCGGTGGCAACCTCTTGGATGGGGGCCGCGGATGTCGTGCCCGGCGGGTCGCCGTTGAAGTTCACATCGAAGGTAAAGTTAGGCACTCGGTTGCCATAGTTGGACAAGTCGATGTCATCCATGACGATGTAGGCACGGCCAGCAAAGCTTTCCGCTTTATCGGCGAGATCGGCAACCATGGCGGGATCGGGGAGCTGCCCCGGCATGCCGGTGTACACTCGGAATGTCCCGAGCTGGTTCATCGCCGATGTGATGTCACCATTGATGACATGGCCTATGCCATCGTTGACCTTGGTGCCGCTCTGGCCCGTGGCGTCATAGACAAGCTTGGTGTCCGCCCAAATACGAAGGACATGCTTGATAGGCCGCGTAAAGTCCGTCGAGCAAATACAGATGGCCCCCGTCCATGAATACGTATACGAAGAGCTGCCACCACCGCCTTTGCCCCCCGAAGACTGCTTATGCTCATTCAGAATCTTCGCCCAAATAACAATGCCATTGATCTTGTCGCGGCCCCATCCGATGTTCAAGTAGGAGCCGTACGCCGACGACGTCACCTTTAAGTCGGTAAGCTTAGGGCCGCCCTTACCGGAGTGGTCAGGAAATAGCGCGGAGCCCAGCAGCGAGCCCGCCATCATGCCGAGCTGCGGATTCCCGAAGAACGCGCCGATGACGCCGCCGACGACAGTAAGTGCAAGCCGTGCCATTAACTAAGCCCCCGGTACCTGAACACCGCACGGGTGAGGCTCACCCAGGGCGACATGTAGACCTCTTCGACAACCTTGTCGCGCGTCCGGTAGGAATGAATGAACATCGGGATGCCGCCGTCTTCAGTCATGATACCACAGTGGCAGGGATAGATAAACTGCCGGAAAACCAGGACATCCCCCGCTCTGGGTGCCCGACGATCCACCCTATCGAGGTGCGCTTCAAAGTGCCCTAGAAATTCGTCCCACTTGGCAGATTCCTGATACGGTGGCGGCTCAAAATTAGGATCGATAAGACCGAGCTGTCGGCCCGTCCAGAGCACAAGGCCGCCGCAATCCACGCCCAGTGGAACCAGCCGACCCTGATGCCGCCATGGTGTTCCGGCCGCTTCTCTTGCCTTGCTGACAACGTCTGCCGCTGTAACCATGCCACCTACCCCACATTTGGATACCAATACACCTTGTCATCGCCGGGTAGGTTGGCTTCTCCACGAAACCCTGCGACATCGTTATGGAAGGTATCATGGCAGGTTCCCCATGTCTTGTCACACCCAGGCAGGAGCCGAACCCAGCTGCCGACTTCGAGGGGGTACCCCGGCGGGATGTATAGCTCGATGGCCCCCGTGGCGGGGTCATACGTCTTGATCTCCAGCTTCTTGCCGGCGTTCGCCCCGTTACCGATCCGCATTGAACCGTACTTGAACCACTTCGCGACGCCGGTGTCCCCCATGGTTGACGTGAACGTCACCGTGTAATGCGTGGTGTCAACGACGGAAGCGATGTTCGCCGCGGACTCATACGCCGACGAGCTCAGCCCGCACCGGGCGTCAAAGAGGTCGGCACGACAGCAGGGCCCATAAAGCTCGCCGATCTGTTGCTGTAGCAGCTGCGTCAGTCCACGGACCTCGACGCTGTAATACCCCTGCGGCGATGCAATACACTCGCCAAACTTTCCGTACCGCATGCTGATGACATTGGTGGGAAGCTCCGCCCCGGTGTACTCCTTCGCCTTCAGCCAATCGATAGCAAAGATGTAGACGTCGGCGTAATCGTAGAGGCCGGCGCGGATGTCTTCGATGGTAATAGAGTCATCATCCAAGATGCTGGTGACGTCGAGATTATCCACCGTCATGTCGGACTTGTTCTCGATAGCGGTAGCAGTGAAGCCTGTCGCCGCCTTATAGGTGCCCGACATCCAAGCACCGGCAGCCAGTGGAATATCGGTGTCATGGTTGGTGAACAAGAATACCCGGCCATCCTGCCGCGAGATCAACCAGCACAGCGCAAGATGCGTGCACTCGTAGGACAGCCGCTCCTTGAGGTCATCAGAGACATTCTTGGACATGGCTATTCCTTGAGCTCGATGATAAGGATCGAAGGCATCGACATAGCATCCGACCATGTCACCTCCGTGTCTAACTTATCGGCATCAAAACGCACGGGGACGTCAAATTCCGCAGCCATCCGCACGGTGCCATCCGCTGGCGTCTGGGTCAAGAAGTGCACCTGCCCATTGTTGTAGTTCACCTGGTAGTCGGCGCCTTCAGATTGCAAGACCCCGGATACATAGACCTCCATGTAATTGTCACCGGAGAGCCTTGTGACCTTGCGAAAGTACTGCCGAACCGTCGAGTCGATTAAGCTGACCTGGTACAACCGGCTGGCTTGAAAAACCGACGTGCTCCCCGGGTACGGATGGATGAGCTGCCCAGTTCCTGGCACGCCGATCTGGTAGTCCGTCCAGTCTCTGAAGCGAAACCCATGCGCCTTACCCGCGCAGTTGTAGAAGAAAGCGAGGATGGACTCATAGTCGCCTTTTGTCTGCATGCCGTATCCGACATCCCACGCCAAGCGCTGCAGCTCCCACTCCTGATTACGCTTCTCATGCCCCGAAGCAAGCGGCAGCACCGTGGTCAAAAAGCCTGGGCCACCCTTGGCCCCCTGCTCGATCTCCTCGTTGAGCCTTGCATTCAGGAATAACGGATCAGCGGCCATGGTCAGTTCCCACTTCGAGCGGAGGCACGTTGCATAGCGCTTCGTGCCGTCGAGATCATTTGCCCCTGCGACCGCCTAAAGGTATCAGGGTCTTGCGCCCCCATGACGTTCATCTGAACGCTAATATGTGTGGGGTTCTGGCCGCTATCATCACCCGGACGACGCACGCTGACAAGCTCTCCCGGCGTAGCCCGGAAAGACACCACCTTAGAGTCAGTACCACCTTGACCGCCGACAACACCATCGCCACCTGTTGCAAAGCCGAACATGCTACCGGCCTCCATCAAGGAGCCCATGTCAAGAGCGCTGGAGCTGGTGTCCAACGCGCCCGATGACATCGCCCCATTGAAGAGCCCAGAGATGCCCGCCAAGCCGCTTTCCGACCCCGCCGCGCTGCTGCCACTGCTGCTAAACACCCCACCGATGGAGCCCAGAAGTCCGCTAAGACCACCCCCGCTGCTGCCATTACTGCCGCTGCTGCCCACGGCGCTGCTTAGCGCATCGAGTGAACTTTGGACAATAGTCACATACATAGGCAGCGCCGCGGACGACCCCAGCTTTTCGGCGCCCGTCATGCCACCAAGACCGGTACCACCGAAGAGCGTCCCCAGCATGCCGCCGGAGCCAAACACGCCGCCTTGGCCCTGCGCCCCCTTGGCGAAGTAGTCGGCCAAGGGAGACGTGATGGTCTGCTGGACAGCACCTTTAACTAGGTTCTTCTGCAGGTCTTCCGCGAAGCTCTTGATGCTCATCTTCCCGGTCATGAAGAAACCCGTCATGGCTTCTTGCATGTCGCTGAACGCCGTCACAACGGTATTGGCCGCCGTCGAAGCAAAGTCGCTCAGAGACTTCTGAGTCTCCAAGATGCCCTTCTGGAACCCGCTGAGGGCGTCCTCCTGCGTGGACAGGAAAGCGATCTGAAGATCACGCACAGCTTTGACGCCCTCTTCCATCAAGGCCGGGTTCTTCGCCATGGCGTCATTGATCGCGGCGATCTGAGTAGCAAACTTCTGGGGGCCCGTCATCTGGTCGTAGACCTTGGCCAGCGCCGTTGCTGCCAGCGCCTGGTTGTTTGTGGCCGTCTCCTGTGACTCCAACGCGGCAACCAGCTCGCCGCTATCCATGTCGCGCTGCGTCTTCAAGTATGAGATGCTGATCTCTTTGATCGCCTTGTTGCCGAGCGCCATCAAGGCCGGGTTCTTCGATACCGCATCATTGATCGCGCCGATCTGCGCGGCCACCTTGTCGCCGCCGTAGAACTGCGTGTAGACGGAGCTCAGCGCTCCGGCTGCCAGTGCGCCCCTATTGAGCAGCTCGTTCTGTGCATGCAGCTGCGCCGCCGCCTCACCGCCCTCAAGGGTACGACGCGACTTCTGGACATCCTCCAAGGCAACCGCGTAACCCTCCGAATGAATGATGCCCGCCGTTTGGGCGCGGCTCAGCGCGTCGGTCTGGGCTGCTGCAAGGGCTTCTTGGTTCTGAACACCCAGCGCCGTGCTGACGATGCCCTCGCCGATGGTGCCCGTCGCCTGGACACTGACATCCGCCTTCTGCTTGGCCACACTGATGCCGAGGTTAGTATCCGTCGGGTTCGCAGTGAGCCTGGCTTCGCTGATCTTCAGCAGGGACCGGGCGTATTCGTTATTGACAAGGATACCGTGATCCCGCGCCTGGTTAAGCTGCGCAAGTTCCTGTGTTGCTTTGAATTCCGCGTTGCCAACGCCGACAACCTCGCGAAGCACCATGCGCTCGATCTCAACGCGGGCGCCTGCAATAGACGTCGCATGGATACCGGCCTCGTTGATAAGGCGGAGGACGTCAATCTTAGCCTTGCCACCGGCAACCACCAGCTTATCGAATTCAGCCATCTTCTGCTGAGCAGCGGCGTAGTTGCTGAACTGCTTCAAGAAGCCTTCCAATGCCGCGGTGGCATTGGCCACCTTGCCGGGGTCGGCCACGTCGAGGTCTTTGCCGACGACCACATTAGGGCTGCCGGAGAGTAACTTGGCCTGCGCAGCGGCGGCCGCGGCGGCATCACCGGCGGAGGGGTTCTTGCTAGCGATGAAACGGTCCGCCACGCGCTGGCCGAGCTGGTGGATGAGCGGCGTAGCGGTATCCGTCTTCTGGTCCTTGTAGCCAGTGGCCCACTTCCAAGCCTCCTCAGAAGGCTTGATACCGAAGGACACCATCTTAAACATCGCCCCATGGATGCCGTTCATCATGCCATTGATCATGTCGTTCCAGATCGCCGACAGTGCCTGGGTAACCAAGGGGAAGTCATTCACCAACGTATCGAACGCAGCCTCGAACAGCTGCGGGATATCAGCGATGGAGAGCTTCATCCCTTTGAAAGGGTCGGCCAGTCCAGCCAGCTGGGCCAACGGGGCCAAGAAGCCAAGTATGGCGCCGCCGGCAAACAGCAGTGCGGCTCCAACTGCGAGAATGGCGGGCAGCGCAGTAACAAATGCCGCAACAACCGCTGCGATGCCTTCAGCAAGCAGCGTCCACACCGTGGTCAGTGTGACCACCCCTGCCATGATGTCCAAGACGAGCGTAGTGATGGCACCCATGGCGATGAATGCCGCCTGCACACCCTTAACAACGCCCGTCACAAAGGTCATCGTGGTGGCCAGCAACGTGAATGCCGCCTGCAGTAATCCAACCAACCCAGCAACAACGCGGAATGGCAGCATCAGCAGGTTAAAGGCGAGCTTCGGCAGGCCCAGCAGCAGGATATTAATGACGCCGCCCAGGAACCCCATGCTAGTCGCCAGGGCCGTGATCACATGAACCGTCACGGAGAGCGCCGCAATAGCCCCCATCGTGACAAGGAACTTGCCGATGACATTGCTGTGATCGCCCATCCAGCCAAGGACGGTATTGACGCGATCAGAAATCTTGAGCATGCCGTCGAGGCCCTGCACGTACAGGATCAACTTGGTATGCAGGTTTGTGAACGCCTGCCCCATCGTGTTCTGCGTCTTATTGATCATCGCATCGAGGCCTGGAAGGGCGGCCTCCAAAGACTTGATGATGTTGATCGGCGACAGCTGGCCCGGGTTCGTCTTCAAGAACTCCATCAACTGCGCGCCGGCGAGGCCAAAGGACTTACCGATGGCGTCACCCAACGTCGGCAACTGCATGATCATGGCGCGCAACTGGCGGCCCTGCAAGCTGCCGGCGGCGAGACCCTCAGCAAAGTCCATCAAGGCGCGCTTCGCCTGCTGCGTCGATGCGCCGGCGATATGCACGGTATCCGCAATGCCTCGGGTGAGGTTGATCAGTTGCTGATACGAAAGATGCAGCAGCCCCGTGGATCGCGCCATGCGCACGAAGGTGTCCACATTGGTGTCAAGGTCCGTTCGTGTCTGGACGGACGTCTTTGCCAACGCCTCCATGACAGCGCGCATCTCCTCTGTGGAGTTCGTGATCGTGATGATCTTGTTCTGCATCAGCGCGGCCTCATTGCCGAGCTCAACGATGCCAGACACGGCACGCACGAAGGACATCGCGACAAGCATGTTGCGCATAAGGGCAAGCGACCCCCGCAATGCATCGACACCGGCGACAGCCCGAGTGGACGCGGAGCCAACCGCGTCAATGCTCTTCGCAGCCGCGGTACCCGCAGCGCCGGTATCCGTCAAATCACGCTGGACTTGCCGGGTGCCGGTGGACGAGATCGCGATGACAAACGCTTCAGTGGCCATATCACGGTCCCATCAACTTCATACCGCGAATTGCCGCGATGCCGGTATCAACTGCTCGGTTGATAAAGCCCGCCGCGGTCTGAGGAGAAGACCCCATGTTGAGCTTCTCCATGTACGGCAGGCTGTTCGAAAGGTATATCGTGTTGTTCACCGCGGGGTCGAAGTGCTGCAGCGCCGTGAAGTGCTGCGACAGCACCGCAACCAGGTTGGCGGTCTCTTCCTTGTCACCGGTCCCCATCACATGACCGTGGCCAGCGATGCGCTCGGCGGCGCGCTGTGCGTAAATCTCAGAAGACGTCTTGATGTACGGGGCGTACGCCGGGATGGTATAGGTGAGGATTTGGTCGATACCCATGAGCCAGTTCGACCGGGCGACGCCGGAGTCCACGGGGGTATCCTTGGCGACATTCTCACCGATCACAGCGGCGCACTTACGAGCGACGGAGCCGACAGCCCGGGGGATATCGGCGGCGCGCTTGTTTATGACCGTTCCGATGAGCCTGAAGGGCTGCGTGGCCATTATGGTCCCCTGCGACGTGGCGGCGTTTTGTGCCCAAGCCGGCTTTGGTCAATCTTGGCCTTGGCCGCCCTGTGTTCAATATAAACCATGTCGAGGCGTTGCACCACCTCCCAGAGCTCTTCGAACTCCTGGTCATTCAGGTGCCATCGCTGGGCGTACCGGTCAACCTTGGACCAAGGCACGCAGCCCTCGCCCATCCCGATTTTCCTATCAGTCGCAAGATCGCGATAGGCCCGCCAATACCAACCGAGTCCGATATCGATCTCTGGTTTATTAACGATCCATGAAGGGAGAGGCAGCTTGTTCTGAGCTGCCTGCTTCCGTATCCGATCCTCGTCCGACCCGTGCTCTAGCGACCAGAGCAGGGCCTCTGTCAGTTTTTTGCAACGACCTCGATGTCTTCCGGCATGAAGTTGAGGTAGTTCGAGGCGTAGTCGCGGATGTCCACCCAAAGCGGGGGAAGGTCATCAAACAGCTTGATGCAGGCCTCGACCGAGAACTCAATCTCGCGCTTGTCGGGGCCGCGGACGCCCGACCAGCCCTCCACAACCGTCATCGCGTAGGCGCGCTTCATGATGCCGTCCAGCTGCTTGGCATCGGCGTCCGAGGCGGTACCGCTCTGCACGGACTTCACAAGCTGACGATGCGGCTTGGTGAGCTCCTTAATGACGCGGTCGAAGTTTCGGTTGGCACCACCGGCGCGCTTGACCAGGATTTTGATGCTCTTACCGTAGTTCAAAAAGACGCCCTTGGTCTCGACATTCTCGTCCGTCTTGAACAGGTCGTAGATGCTCTCAACGTCGTCCTGACGACTGACGGGGGCCTTCTTCACGACGTCGTCATCCGAGTTGCCCACAGAGCCCTTCTTAACAGAATCATTCATGCCACTCTCCCAGATAATAGACCGCGCCGGTATCGACGCGGCCTCATGTTAATGCAGTGCGCCTTACGTGACCGGCTGAGCCACACTCGGCAAGTAGTTGAAGAACACCCAGAGCAGCTCGTAGTTGAGCACGGGGTCCGGCGCCAGGGCGACGGTCAACGGCAGCATGATAGGCTCATCCGAGACAACCTCGGGTCGGCCGTCAGACAGCGCGATCAGGGGCATGTCAACAACGACGCCCTTGTTGGCTTCAACAAACGCGATGTCGAAGGTGACGTTGCCGTTCTGCTTAATCTCACGCTGCGCGGCCACCGTGTTGAAGTACGCCTTCATGGTGCCGTCAACAATGAAGTGGCCGGCCGTGATCTCGAAGGCGCCGAGAACTTTGATGGCCTTATTGGGCTTCAGCATGTTATCGATGGTGAAGTCGAAGTCGCTGACGAACCCAACGAGCTCGGCGTCATAGGAGTCCGTGCTCGACACCGCCGCGATGCGCATGCGCGCCACGTGGGACGACGTGTTAAAGGCGTCCTCCGAGAGGAGGTCCACCTGCGTGGCACCGGCGTCCTGCGACTTCAGCCCCTGTGTGGTATCCCGGAAGTCCGTGGTCAATGCCACAAACTCCAGATCGGAGACCACCTTGTCGGAAGTCTTCAGGGTCATTTTGAACTTGGACGGAACCGATCCAACCAGGTAGTCACCCTGAGACGCCGTCGGGGCGGCAACATCCGGGCTGCCGAGAGTACGCTCGAACTGGTAAGTACGACGCACAATCGGGATGGACCCATTGGGGCCGTCTTTATTCTGTTCGTTCTTGACGACGCGGCCGAAGAACAGCTGAACCTTCTTGCCGGCGCCGGAGTCCGTCACCATGGTACCCGTGGTCTTATCGAACACGATGGCATGCGCCGCAACCGAGCGGACGCGAGCGAACCCGTTATTCGTGTCGGTGTCGTAGGCTGATACCGCGGTGTCACCACCGACAAATATAAACTCGCCGGGAACCAGGTGAAGCTTCGTGAGATCGAAGGCCGTGGTGCTGAGAACCGGGTACGAGGTTCCAGAAGCCGTGATCACGGCATCGCCGGCGGCGAACTCGACGCCGACCAGTTCAAGCCGCGCCGATGGAGGAGACGCCTCGGGGACCAGGGTGGTCTCGACGGTGGTGACCGTGGTGCCCACCGCAGAAGACACATGAAAGAGCCCGTCATTTTCAGAATGCGTGTTTCCCGAGGATAGCACGAGGCCGCCGGCAAACAGCGCGGCGATATTCACACCGGTGCCCAACGTAAAGGTATCATCGGTGGCAACCGCAGATACGGTATCCGCCTTGGCCGTGTTGAAGGCGTTCGTGTCGAACTTCTCGCGGAAGCTGGCGAACATGAAGCCTTGCATCAGACGCTGATAGTTGGTGCCCGTCATGTCCATGTTGACGGCGCCGGCGGCGTCCAGATCGGTGAGGACGCCCTTACGACGAACACGGGTGTTCGTGATCGGAGACCGCTGAGTGAGCTTTGTCTGGCCACCCCAGTTCGAGTACGAGTTCGGCTCCATGGGGAACCAACGCTGGTTGGCCGCCGCAGGCAGTTTGCCGATGGTGACTTCCTCGCAGAACCGCAGGCCGGTTTGGTTGGACTCAATTTTTGCAAGATAGTCGGTCATTGTTGCCCAGCCCTTCAATTGCCATGGACGGAATTCACCCTATTCTAAGACATCGGCCCCTATCCGTCCACCAGGGGTCATCGAATGGTATCGTAATCGCCCTCTACCAAGACGTTAGTCTGGAACCGCCCTTCGACGGTCCCATATTCCTGGCTACGAGCACGGTAGAACGAGATGCCGTCAAGTCCCGTGGTTTGCCCATCAAACACGCGCAGTAGGGCCCCCGCGATCTTATCGGCGCCGTCGTATACAGGGTCCGTCGGCAGCGCGCCGGCTAACTGGTAGTCATCCATCCCCTGACCGATGTCGGTATAAATGCGGATGGTGATCGTGAACTTCGCCCGAAACCGACGGCCGCCGGCGCCACCGATGCTGCGCTGGCTGCGGCCCTGATGAACCACCTGAATACGAAAGTACGGCCTCTTGTCAGTTGGCGCCGCCGGTGTCTGCTTATCTTCAAAGATGATTACCGATTGGTCAAACGTAGGCAGCCGCGCCAGTAGCCCAGCGCCCACAAAGGTGTAGATGGCATCGCGTGCTTCACCGGGGCCAGCGTAAGGCATATCGATCACCGCTCACAGGTGTAAATGTAGAGAACGCGGGAGGCTCCTGGCTTAATGACATCACAGTCCCGCAGATGCCAAACAGAGGCGTCATCATCAATCAGGGTGTTATAGTACTCCCCGTTATTAAGGGGTATCTGCGTTGCTGGAATCAAAGCAACTTTGCGCGCCGCGCGCACGGCCCCCTTATCGTCATCGTCTTCCCATGTAACAATGGCCGCCCAGATACCCTCCAGCTTGCCTGTCGCGGCGGTGTCCTCTCCACGCCATGGCTTCAGCGGATTGGCGGGCGCAGATGCCACCAGGTAAATCGTCACCTGCCGTCCAAACCTCTTGATGAGCTTGTCCGCTACCGCAATGATCTTCGTATAGTCAAACGGCTTGGTTGCCATCAGTCGCCCCTGGTAATCGTTGCCGCACCGAAGGGGTTCCGCAGAACTTGCTCGATCCACATGTCCGCTTGCGGGTACATCGGGATGAAGAAGTCATTCACCGTCGAGGACTGCGAGGCCCTCGTCGTAGACCCCTTCCACCGGTTCTCCAGCTCGGCATTCGTGACAAACGACGTGATGGTCTCGATAGGCCCGACCTTCTCCGTCTTGCTGCGTACCTGCCCCGCGATGACCTCATCATCCTGAGCTTCAGGAGAGACGGCCATATCTTGCCCGGGGACGTTGCGGGGAACATCCGGTGACAGTGTCTGGTACCAGGCAGCCCGCAAGGCGTACTCGGCGAGGCCCTTCAAGATCGGCATCGGAATGGCGTCAATGTAGAAGCCATCATTATCGTACGCCCCCAGCCGTGGCCATGCTAGGGCTTGCGTGCGGCGCCTACGGTTGCCGCGGAAGCTCTTAGCAAACCGGAGGTCGATGTACTTCGTCGCCCTAACGATGGCCTTCTGCTGCTCTTCGAGGGACTTTGTGTCCCAGTAGTCATTACCGGAATCCGCGTGATACTGGCTAACGTTCTCTACGCTGTCGTAAGCGTTGGCCCTATCCAGGCCGATGCCAGTCTCTACAATGAATGCCGCGACGGTAGCCACTGGAATGCCCCTTCATAAAATAACCGGGGCGGCGTGCGCTGCAGAGGCCGGCCCCCGGTGTACCATCAAGGCGCCTTCGTAGCGGCGGCCTTTTGCGCGACGGCCTGATCACGCGACCAGTCCCCCGCGGCGGCATCGATCTGCTTGCGCGTGATCGAGGCGTCATTCAAAGTCTGTGCGACGGCATCCACCATCGGCTTGCCATCCGCTGTCCAGAGCTCCTTCACGTCGGGATCAAAGGTCAACACGGCGGCACGAATTTTCGTCAGGTCGCCGTTCGCATTCTGCTGTTGTTGCTGCGCGACTTGTCCTGCGCGAAGCCCGGCGTCTGTGTGTCCGTCCCCGACGGGAAGTACCCCCGCACCCCCGGCTTGGGCTCCAGGCAGTCCAGCGCCGAATGCGGCGCTCCCAGCGGGGGCTTGATTTCCCCGGGGGATGTCATTTGTGACGGCGCCGAGAACACCATTTGCCTGCCGTTGTTGGGCAGCCGCGTCAGCTTGATTGTTGCCATTGAGCTTCGCCGCTTCTGCGGCATCCCTCGCTTGGGCCTCTTGCAAGGCGACTGATCCATGCGGGAAGGCATGGTACGCCCGCCCGTAGTATGCAATTACCGGCTCCAGCTGTTCATTCGAACCGCGAAGACGCAGCCGGCCCTGCACAAACTGCTTCCCATTGAGGTTGCAGGTGAGGCCGGCGCGAACACCGGTCAAAATCAAATCAAGCGTGATGATCATATGTCCTTAACTCCCAGGTGTCCGAACATAATCTCACGAACGACGGAACTTGCCAACCACCTTCGGAACCGTATACCCGTCGGCTGCCAAGGTGACCGTCAGCGCCGCGCTGGAGACCCCGTTGTCAACCTTCGAGACAACGAAGCCCGGAATGCTCACGAACTCGCCCGCTCCCGAGGGTATAAACGCGGCAACAACGATGTTATCCCCGAGGGCGTCAGAGCCCGCCGCGACAGTCAGCACGTTGGTCCCCGCATTATAAGCGGCCCCCGCGATATTGCCGGAGCTGTTAAGTGCCGTGACAGCGGCTGCCGCCAGGGTGTCAACCGTCGCGTTAGCTGCGCCAACCACGGTGACATCCGCGCTGACCTTCTGCGGCGCCGGCGCCCAGTAGTCGGCATCTGTGGGGGGTACTCCCACGCTGCCTTTCACCTGGATATTCTGGTAGGAGACACCGCCCAGCGTCGCGATGTCGCCGAAGGCATACGAGGTGCCCACGTCATACGCATTGCCGTAGGCGGTATCGAGAACCTGGATATGCAGCTTCCACCCAGTAAGGTCCGCCGCTGGAGCCACAAGCAGAGGCACCGCAGCAGCCCACACCGCGGGCATGACTTTCGCGTAGGTGGCGCGCGTCAACGCGAGGGCATCCGCAGAGCTCCCCGCGTACACCACCGCCGAGTCCACGCCGTTAACCAGCGAGCGACCTTCACCGTCACCACTGACCGACACGATATATGCACCAGCAACCATGGTAGAAACTCCTCAGATCAAGTGCTTTGACGAAGGCCAGCTGTTGCCAGCGGGACCACGTTCGAATTGGCGAGCACAACAGTAAGGGCCGCTCCGGCGACGCCGCCGTCAGTCTTCGATGTGATGAAGCCACCCACCGACACATCCCTGACGCGGTTCGCCGGCAGGAACTGCAGGGAGACCGTGCGGTCGCCTCTGTTATCCGCGACACCGGCAACGGTAAGAGTGTGCGTCGATACGACATACGCGGCATTGGCGATGCCAAGACCAGCGGCATTCACCGCGGCAGCAAGAGCTACCGCAAGCCTGTCGAGGGTGCCCACGGACAGCCCACCCGAGAGCGTCACCGCACCCCAGGAGGCCACAGTAGACGCCTCAGTTGTTGCCGTGGCATTAGCCGCCGTACCGGCTACCTTGGCCGTCACGGAAAGCGTGTGCGCCCCAGCAACCGCGGTGACCAAGGGGTCCGCCGCCGTCACATTGTAATCGGTACCGGCGATGCCGCCACTGTTGTTGATGGCATGCGCCAGGTTGAGGATCGTGGTGGCCTCATCGACACCGCGATGGACGTGGCCGTCACCCGCCGTCAGAGTGGTTTGGAGCGTATACACGCGGGTGCCAATCGTGACGGTCTCGGCGTCCACGTAGTTCCCTGTCGAAGTCAGCACACCAGCGGCCGCAACAGAGGCATCCACAGTGCCGTTGGCGACAACATCGACGGAGCCCAGCAAGCTGGCGTCCGCGTTATTCAGCACCAGCCGGAGGGTCCACCCATGGAGGCTGGTATCCGCCACGATCTCTGTGACGGTGGCGATATTCCATAGGGAGTTGATATCCTGCTCGTAAATCGATTTCACCAACGCAATGGCATCAGCGGAGGTCTCGGCCGTAACGACCACAGCCTCAACGCCGTTCACAAGGGTTCGTGCGGGTGTCGCGTCCTGTGTCGGAATCGTGACAAGAAAGTTCTTCGCGGCCATATCTGGTCTCCTGGTGCCTGATAGATGAAGGGCGGGCCGAAGCCCGCCCCCTAATCACGCGGTGCGTCTTAGTTAGTGACGCCCTGCAGCATGCCAATACCCTTTTCGGAGAACAGGGCCAGGCCGCAGTACCACTTGACGCGCCAGATGCGCTCGTCCTTCCACTCGGACTCGCCGACATCCACAACCTGGATACCGACGGCATTCTGAGCGGTGAGGCCGGCGAACCCGTGCTGACGGGCGCCGTCATCGAACGTACCGGCAAACACGGCCGTGGCATTGGAACTCGTGCCCTGGGTCATGTTGAGCGGGATGTAGTCATTACGGAAGATCGGGACGCCGCGGTAGGCGGGCACCGTCTTGCCGCTCGGAAGCTGGAGGGCCTCCATGATGTGGGCGCCGCCCAAGGCGCGCAGCAACGCATTGAAGCTGCGGATCGTACGGGCATTCATCGTGAAGTAATCGACTTCACCGTCCTTATCGATCACGATGTCCATCACGTTGTCCATCGCCGTGAAGCTCAACGGACCACCGTTGTTGCCCATAGAGAGGGTCTGGGCGGCCGGCATCAAAGCCAGCAACCCCGGGAACGTGAAGTTGGTGCCATCACCGTTGACGAACTGCTCCTGCCACTTACGACCCGCGGACTTCGCCTTCGACGCGATCTGAATCGCGGTCTGGTCATTGCCCA